CAAGGGATAAACAAAGACTGCCCCGGCTCAAACTTCTTCCACGGAATCAGTACTATCAGATTCAGGATCTTGAGCATTTAGGAACTTATCTTCACGGAAAAAATCTAGCTTAGTAGCATCAAATACAAAGGCTGGGACGTTAACTTCAGCGCCCATAATGGTGCCGGCAGTCATACGCTTACGCTTGGTGCCAAGGAACGCTTTGTTCTTCTTGTGCATGGATAGCGACTCGTCAACGTTGAGTTGCATCTTCGCGCACTCGGCTCGGTATTCCTTAGCCACAACAAACAATAGCTTTGTATCAGGCTCGTAACGGATAGTAAGTGCGCCCTTGGGTTCTCGGATAGGTCCGGTTTCCAGTCCGGTTTTTCCGTCTTTCTTACCGTTAATCGTAAGAGTCTCGTGGAACTTGCGATTAATAAACCCACCCAAGAAGTCGCTACTCTCTAGCATCAACATCTTGTTCTGATGTCTAGAGTCCTTAATGTGCTGAATGATGTACTTAAGAACAGGCTTGTGGTCAATATTATGTAAGCCAAGGTTCTTGGAAATAATACCACCAACGATAGCGATCGTAGCCATAGCTGACCAGTATCGCTCGTGCGATTTAATCTCCGCCGCTTGCTCTATCTTGGACTGCATTGTGCCAATAAAAGTAATTACTTCCGGCAAGTGATTTACGATGTATTGGATATATGGGAATACAGCATGCCCATAGTTCTCGTATAGCCGGTTAAAGTGTTTGCGAGACCATTCAGGATCGTCGTTAGGATCGTTAAAGATATGCAACTCCATAATCCTCATGAGTTCGCCCTCGGGGAACGCCTTGATAGATAGCAAGTCGTCACGCAACGATCTGTTGGATGTTGTGATTAGTCCTGTTGCCCATTTCGTATGATTAATACGCTCGGCGTTTTCTTGTGAGCGCATACGGTTTTTGGCTCGACCTTCAGTGATGTCATACGTTAGGTTTGACTTTTGATCTGCCGGCATATTAGTCATTTCGTCAAACAATATTGGTAAGTTTTGGAACGTGCCAATACGCTGAAGCTTTTGGTTATAGGTATCCTTGACCCGCATGAGTGAGTCTTTGGGGTGTCCATAGATACTACCAATAGCGTGCAGGATAGTAGTCTTGCCTGAGCCTGAGCCTTGGGATTTAAGGCTTAGTAAATAGCCTTCAAGGTTAGTAAACTTAAGCAGAACGTTGCCAAACCCCATAAAGAATGCAAATGCCTTGGCTTCCATGTGATCTCGAGAATAAGCATTAACTACATCCTTCCATATGTGGAAGTCGCCCTTCTGTCTAAACATCGGTACAAGCTCTAATGTGGTAGCCGTAGGCGGGCTGTATTTAATTTCCGTTGCAGTGATCTCTTTATCACCAAGGATAAACCCACTATTGTCGGGCAACCACCCAAACTGTTTGCGTGCTAGTTCTGCTTCTGAACTAGCTTGTAGTTCTTCTACCCATCTGGTTATGTAAGCCATCAGTGTTTCCTGTCTCTTTCCTAAAACCGCTACGCCCTTCTCGGCAATAGCATCTCTAAACCTATCTTTGGATAACACCGCAGTAAGGGGCATGATGAACTCTCGTACGCCATCTTTTGGTAGGTGTAATCTTAATAAAATACATTCGCCCTTATCGGGGTCGTGCATGCGCTTGACTACGTAGAAGTCATATGCGTAAACAAGTGTGTCTTCGTCTTCGTCTGTCTCAGGATTTTTACTGCGTACGTATACCCCTCCAACCTTGCCTCTGAAGAAGGGGTATGGATACTTTGGGATTGTGTATTCCTTAAGTTCGTTTGTTGCCTTTTCTTTCTCAACGACAACGCTTTCTTCCTCTGCCTCAGCAATCTCTTTACCAAGTTGGATTGGGGATGAGATATTGTGCGGGCATCCTTGGCAAAGTTTAGGATTAATCTTTTTAAACGTAGCGCAGGTATAAGGACCTTTTGTGTCGTTTGCTTTGCGCTCAGTAGCCTGTACCGAATAGTCGGGATGCCTTTTAGAAATAATGTGGATACCTTTCTTGTTGTCCACGCAAGCGTTAGCAATACTAAGTCCTGCTCTCCATAAGGGTTCTTCTATCGACTCTTGGTTTTCATAGATATTAACTATCTGTGGACATCCTTCACCTTCTAGGCTTTTGAGCAGTATGGTCTTAAACCTAGACTGACTGTTACCCATCAGCGCCATAGTTAGAGCGTCCATCTCTCTAGGTATAAATGGCTTGCCTTTCATACCGGCAAATATGTCTGCCTCTTCTGTTGGTTCTGTATCAGAGACTTTTAAAAGATCTTTGAATACAGCGTTAGCCACCAGGGAGCCTGTAAGTATGATTTCTACATCTGTCGGATTGTTGATGTCCTTGTAGCTAAGCGTATTGGGAAGCCGCAGGATGCGGGCAACGTCTGCCGTAACCACAGGGTCAGCTTTGAGGTTGTAGATGTCGCAGAGAAGCTTGAATGCCTCGGCATAGGGCTTCCATTGTTCCTTGGGCATAGCCTCTTCCAGCGCCCAATAAACATGCAATCCACGCCCCGAATTAACAATCGTAGGCTTGGGTAGCCCAACAGTCTTGATGAATGTTTTGAGGGCTTTTAAACCATCTTCTTGCGTGGCATAGGGTTTACCCGTACCACAATCTATATCTATAAAAAACGCTTTGAGGGACACGGCATTAGCGTTAACCCTACCCCCCTTTGGGTCTGCATATGAAGCAAGGGCAAAGTATGTATCAAAGCCATCTTTAGCTAATCCATTACCCAATCTTTCTAACTCTTCTATCGACCCAACTAATTTCTGTCTTGCTTTACCTTCTTTTAACCCAACCACACAGTATTGTCCTGTGGGGGGAAGAACCTGTTGTAAAAATATATTCGTTAACATAGTCGCCTTTGACCGTCGTAAAAAGGATGGGCAGGAGTGGACGGCGATACACTCTCTTCGGGTGCTACCCTAGCCCCCCATACAACTAACTTAACTTACTAACAAGCTTCTGCATCTTTTCCTGATGTTTCTGTGGGACATTAGTTTTACCACGAAACCAAGAATAGACAGTCATGCGGGATACGTCGAAAAATGTTGCTACATCAGAAACAGGAATATCCTTTCTAATACAAGCAATTCCGAACAGTACCCCTAACTTTGACCGATCTGAGGCATTCACTTCGTTAATAAACGTACTTGAATAGCCTTTCATGATGACTCCTATTCGTCGTCCCACTCAGAAAGAACTTTGCTAATATCTTTCTTAGGCGCAGGTTCTTCCTTCTTGGTCGTACGTTTAACTGGCTCGTCTTCCTCTTCCTCAACCACCGCCTTTACAGGCTCAGGTTTTGGTGCAGGGGCAGGTGCCTCTAGCTTGAGTGCGTTATCGCCTTTTGGTTTAGGTACAACCATAGTGATTGCACGCATAGCTGACTCGCTCTTGCCTTGCTCGATTGCTACAGCAATCTCGTTAGACTCTAAGAAACGTACTGGCTTGAATGTAATCTTAGGTGTAGAGGATGCAGTATCAAACCGCATCTCAGTTACAACCGCAGTAATTGGAACGCTCTTAGCACCAATCATCTTTGCGTACATTTGCAGAGGCCATTTACCTGCTTCGCCTTCGCCAAAGATAGACGTAGCGGGCAGAGTTAATTGGAACACGTCGCCACCAATATCGTTATCTAGCACAACTGCAATACGTTGGCTGTATCGGCAAGCACGGCTTTCGCCTTGTCCTGAACCTTTGATATTTTGTGGGCAAGTAGCACAACTTTTTGCTTGTGGCTCGGCAATGCTATTGTCAGGGAAGTCGCCGTTAGGAGACCAACAATCAGGAGGTCCTGACTGACCTTTCTTATAAACACCGGCATAGTATGTGCGGGATACCTTTGAGGATGCCGCAACAATAATAACGTTTAGTGAACGCTCTTCTTTAATGGCAACTTCTTTGCCGTTAATTAATAAGCGCCATACACCGCCCTCGATAGAAATACGCTTGCTTCCACCGCCAGTATCGCCCATCAAAGCTTTAGTGGTATCGTCAAGTTCCGCAATCTTAAGGTGTGCGGGCAACCCTCCATCTAACATAGCAAGTTCTTTGCTCATTATCTTCTCCATTTATTTACGACGAATAACCGCAGTGAACTGACGGTCAACTTGTAGCCCCGGGGGTAATAACTCGGGGTTTTCCTCAAGGAATGCAGACATCGTTGATTGAGCTATACGCTTTTCTAATAGATCAACTGCGTCATGCTTCTTAAGAAAATCATAGAACGAACTCCAATCGCTCGTCCAATATCTTTTACTAATCTTGCGGGACACTGTGCCAAACTCAGTGCGCAAACTTTCTGCGCCCGTTGCTTTGCATATTTCTAACAGTTCGCCTTCAATTATTTTTTGTTGCTCTTCAAGATCATCGTCTTGCTTTTTAATTTCAGCACGTTTATCACGAATCTTGATATACGTCTTCACTAGTTTATCAGCAGTAATATTTTCCATACTCTTCTCCATATCGTTATATCTATAATTTAATACCAATATTTGACTTTGTCAAGTACCCTCCTCTAAAATATTTTTATATAGGTCAATCATCTGTGTGTGAATATCTATCTTAGATTGCAACATCTTGTACATTCTCTTTTCAACTGGCGAGCCTTGTAGATGCACAACTGTTGAAGGATTACGTTGCCCTGCTCTATGCACTCGGGCGTTAGCTTGTAGATACGTTTCTACAGACGTAATAGGGGAAAACCATACCACTACGTTTGCTTCAGTTAACGTAACTCCATGCGCCGCAGCTTGTGGCTGTATTACAAGAACTTTAGGGTTATCTTTTGTCTGAAAG